TAATTGCATTTTGTATTATTGTTTTTAGTTAGTTTTTATTTTGTGTAAGCGTGCCAATAATTGAGAAAAAGTTCTATTTGCTCAATGTCTTTTTTAAATTCTTTGTCCCTACCAGAACATATTAAGTTGTCTATTATCTCATTAATATGATAATCTAATTTTATTAAATCATCTTTTAAATTTTCTTTATTCATTTTTTTGTTTTTAATTAGTGTTTATTTTAGTGTATTACTAGGCCAACCTTTTTATTAGATGTAAGGGCGTTGAGGTCGTTTGTGCTTGCGTCTATATATCCGCCTGCTGTTAGCTCTTCTAAGCTGTTAAAAATGCGTGCGTGTCTATCTTTTTTAGTGTCAATTAAATAATCTTTTTTAGAGCCTTCAGAAAATATAACCTTTAAATTTTTAGGTATTTCAATTCCTTTTTTAAAGAAAGGCACGCTTTTAGTATAAGCATAAAAAACAATATCTTTATTTTCTTGTGCTATCTCTACCCACTTTTTAAGATATTTAACGCTATAAAAATCGCCGCTATCGTGTAAGCGTACAACGTCCGCCCGTTTGTCTTTAATTTCTTGACTCATTAAATCGGGAAAATTATCTTGTTTTGTTATCTTATATTTCTGTTCCATTAATTCTTGAACTATTGGAAATCTAGTGTAATTACCTTTTTGAGCGTAACAATATTTAAGACAAGCTTTTGCAAATGGACAAACAACTTGCCCGCTTTTTGTTTTGTGCGCTGGTATACTAAAATTAAAAATCCTTTTATTATTTTCTTTTGAGGTCTTTTTTAATTTGCTATTTTGTGTTAATAGATTTATCATTTTTAAGTGTTTTTTAATTATGTAATTTTATTAAATTGTCTATATCTTTTCTAGATTGCCATCCTAGAGGCTCATTTTCTTTTTCATTAAATATAAGGACTTCAAACTTATTAAAATCCTCGTGAGAGTTCCCCGCCTCCCGTGGTAAGCTATAAAGACCTTTACCCGCAACAATTGACAACTCAGCCCCACTATCTAAGGAAATTAATCCCTGTATATATCCTTTGCCTAGTTGGTGGGTTTTCCATTTTATATCATTAAATGTTTTCATTTTTATGTGTGTTTAATTGCAAAAAGTGTATTAACAAAATCAAAAAGCTCATCTTTTCGGCTTTGTGGTAGTCCTTCTATATCGTCTATTTGATTATTAAGCTCTTCAAATGCCCCATCTATGGCGCTTCCTATTATATGTTCAACGTTAATATATGAGTTGCTTAAATCGTTTAAATCGTAATCTTTGAAATCTTCTTTTGACATAGTATTTTTTATTTAGTTATTAATTTATATTATATTTTATCAAGTGCGGAACCTAAGAAACACAAACCAACCGCAACAAATGAAACCAACACCCAACAACATAAAGCGGCGATATTATTTAAAAGTCTTTCTTTGCTTTCTGTTTGTGGAAATCTAATATTTCTTTTTTCTATTACGTTATAAGCTTTTTTAATATTGTTTTTATATATCATTTTATTATTTTTTAAGGTTATCAATTCTAATTATATTAATTTCTGTTAATTGTTTTTCTAGTTCGCAAATCTGTAAAAAAATTAAATTCTTTTGCACATCTGTATTTTTTAATTTTGAATGACACTCTAATAAATTGTCTATTGTAGTGTTTAAATTATTATATATGTTTTCTATTTTTTGCATGATTATTTATAACTTATTTTCTTTTACATCTGTTAATATATCCGAAATGCCCTTTAAATAATCCGTTGATACTTTTAAATCTGTCGCAATTGTATCAAAATATTCTAACGATAAAAGCGAAAAAAGAGCGTTTAATTCGTCAATTTTTTTATCAATTGCAACGTCTGAAAGTGTCGAAGTGTTTCGGCTTTCCTCTAGTTTTTTAATTTCGTTATTTGTCAACGTTATTAAATTTTTTATCTGTGTGCTTGTTATTTTCATTTTATAAATTTTTGTTTTGTGTCTAATTGACATTGCAAATATATATAAATAATTTATATAAACAAGCAAAAACAATAAATATTTTGTCCTTATCTAGTAATTTTATTTTAAGGAACTTACAAGCTTTTTTAATACCAATATACCCAAAAGGGTCTAAAACAGCTTAAAAAGGCTTAAAATCAATATTATATTTTTGTATAATATATTTTTAAAAAAGCTATATATATAAAAGTACTATGCACGCATAGTAAAAAATACTATGCACGCATATATTATGCACGCATATATTATGCACGCATAGTAAATAAATTTCACAATAGCTATATGTACATACCTAGCAGTTTCAACGGCTTGGCAGTTTCAGGGCAATTTCAGGGCAGTTTCAGAAATAAAAAAAATAAAAAAATAAAATAAAATAAAAAAAGCCAAAAACTTTTTTAGCTCTTGACTTTTCTTACAATCAACCACAAAACAATTTTTATTTCTTTATATAAGTCTTGTATCTAAGTATTTTGTTTATAAGGGATTGGCTTACTTCATACTTTACTGCTATCTGTTCTTGAGTATATACTCCACTTTCATAATCTATTCTTATTTGTTGAGCAACTTCAAAAGTAAATTTTCTTTTAGCAAAGCCACCACCTCTTCTATCTTTTCTTTCGTATATGTTTATACTCATAATTTGTTGTTTAAGTAATCATCTATAGTTTCTATACATTCATCTATTCCTTTTGTAACTTTTGCATAATATCCTACGCTGTTTAGATATGCAATCCATTCTTTCTGTTCTTTAGTTGGGTAAGATTTCTTGTCTTTCTTTATTTCTAAGAATAATCCATGATACCCCCCCCCTCCTATACCCCCCTCGGTAGTAGGCATACATACCTGTAAATCAGGGAAACCCTTGATGTAGCCCGTGGCTTTGGCTTTTACAGCCTGCTTAAAAGATGTTCTAATACCTCCTAATGAAGCGCAGTACCTAACTTTTGGATACCTTAGTTTTAGATACTTTACTACTGCTTTTTGTACTTCTTCTTCTTGGTTTCTCATCTTTCATTTCTTTTCTCCACTCCATCATCTTATTGTAAAGTTTTTTATTATTGTTTATAATAGTAAACTCTAGAATTTCTGTTTGATGGTCTATATAATCTTCAACCTCTCTTATTCTTAAAGTTAAAAAAATGTTATATACTACAAGTGCTGATATTATTATTGCTGTCATAATTTTATTTAATATACTGTTTCTCCATATTGCCCTTCAATGTAAATATTCTTAAATGTAATATCTAAGTCTTTATGCTTAGTTTTTGCATTTCTTATTAGTTTTCTTCTTATTTCTTCACTATTTTGTATCATTTTTACATCATTTGTTAAAGCAAAAGTATCAATTAATTTGAATTGATAGTGTCTTGCGCTACCTTTTTTGCGGTATCCATACTCTATGATAACTCTATAGATAGGGTTAGGCATATCATCTTTGCAGTTTAATTTTTAATGTGTTATTTTCTTTCTCCAAAAATTCTACCTTAACTCTTAATGCTGCTACCTCTGTGTTTAAATGTAAAACAGACTCAACACAATCGTCTTTATAGTGTTCTAATCTATCTACCCTACTCTTTAAATCATCTCTATATATCGTTTCCTCGCTTTTAAGCTCTTTTTGCTTCTCTCTCTTACTTCGTATTAGAAACTCATAAAACTTCCAACCACCTGCCCCAAAAATGACGCTGATGGCTGTTATTATTATCGTTGTTAAGTTATCACTCATATTAAACTCTTGTGTAGTTTTTCTTTTTTTAATTTAAAATATATCCACAACCACATACTAGAATACCACAAAGTGATAAATATATTTTTAAAATCAATTAATAAAAAACCTTCGTCCTCAGTATAAATACTGACTAAATATCTTATAGTGCTAAATAAATACAATATTAAATACAATCCAATAGATTTTATAAGAAATTTTAAATTGTTGAGGTTAATAACTATTGTTAAACTTAAAACAAGGTAAGTCATATACAGCCAATAAGTATTAGGCTGTCCTAGCTCTAACCAATAATCATAAGTTGTCCACAATACCTGATTGTTAAACACATCAGATACGCACCACCACAATAACAATGGCTGTACATCATAATAAACTAAAATATTTTTTATGTTTTGTATGTATTTCACTTAAGCTTAAGCTTATCTAATTCAAATTGTAAATGAGCAATAGCTTTTTCAATGCACTCAACAGGAGACTTATGTTTGTTTGCACTTCTAAGCAGGTATGTCGTGGCAGTTCCAATGTTATATGATAACTCAAAATCTTCTATTACTTTTCTTGCTTCATATTTATGATGCTTACCTATATAGTAATGAGGTATCTTATCGTTTTTAGGCTTTACGTCCATTGACCTAGCTCCTACAGGGTATAGTCCTCCTGTTAAAGTTTCGTGTTTTTGTTTTTTAATACCTAACTCTTCTTTGCTCATTTTCATTTTTGGATTTACAGTAGATGTAGAAGTTGTATTCCTATTTAATTCGTAATAATATTTATTGTGTTCTGTCATAAGATTTCTTTTGTTTTTCAAATTTATTAATTTTTTTGTCAAATTCTTGCATATTTTTTTCTAAATTACTTTTTTCAGTAGAAGATATGTATATAAAAAACAATGCAGCAAAAAACATTCCTAATGTAAATGATACAAAAATTACGCTTAATGGTTCTATAATATTTAAATATGTCATTTTATTTATTTCTAATTAATTTTGGTTCAGGTCTGTAATGTAATACTCTTCTAGGGTCTGCTGATTTGTTTTCAACCTCATCTCTTGCGTCCCATATAATTTGTCTCCAAGCATAAATCCATTTATAATATGTCTTTACATTTAAAGAAAATAAATCACTATTGCGAACTCCATTGCTAAAAGCGTTTTGTATATCTATAAACATAATATTACTAAAATCTCTTTTTATATCATCAGAAAGGGAATTAGAAAGAATAGCAATATCTTTATCAGACTTAATCTGACCAAGCTCAACAAGTGTTTTACTTATTAGGTCAGCACACTTTAACGTTAATTGGTCTTTATTTTCTTGACTAATAAAAATCATTGCATCATTGCTTTATCCATAACAATTACATCTCCACATATTGTTTGGTGTTTACCATATACATATAAATTAGTAGCAATTTCATTATAAGGAAGTTTAATGTTTTTAGCTTTATCATTAACAACCATTATTCTATTATCTCTTGTTTTAACAATTTCTATAAAACCATCAACAATAGATTGTAATTCTTTTATGTTAAAATTTTTATTGTTAGTAGGTTTAACACTTTTAACTCTTCCGTTTGTTTTAATTATTTGTCCTTTCATATTATTATTTTAAATATTACTTGGGAGAGCAAGTGTATTAACTTGTTATGGCTTATGCCTTTATGCCCCCCCTCGTAATAAATTATATTATTTATTTAATTGCTGTTTTATTATTATATCTCTTGCCCCTTTCCAAGAATCTAATTGACTTCCTATTTTACTATCCGAATTAGATTTGTTTATAGAATTTGACTCCCAAGTTCTTATTGATGCCTTCCAATCTTTCATAGCATTTTTACCTACCTTCCAACCATTGCTTTCGTAAAAATTAAAAAACTTCATACAGTCTACATTGTTTTTTCTTTCTGTACAATATGATTGTATTTCCTCTGTGGTAGGCTTTTTAAAGCGTTTTAAAGAGGTTTTAGGAGAATCTGTAGTGTGTATATTGTCTACGCCTTTAATGCTGTAAAGGTCATATTTTTCAATAAGCTTTATAACTGCTTGATGTGGTCTAGAGTTAGAATTAAGTTGACCATATTGAAAGTCTATAAATTTAGGAATAAACCATTTATCTCCATTATCAAAAATTCTTATGTGTTCTGCAAAATGCTTAATAGCTTCATTCTCACTTATCTTGCTGCCTATTCTTATAGAAGCAACTTCAAAATCAGTTTCCCAAACTCCTGCGTGATTACAATCATCAACAATGTATAACCATAATAATTTGTATTTAGTAGAAAGACTTTTCATAAAACCTTTCTTCCATTTATCTGTATCAGTAAATCTTTTAGCCATAGTGTTTTATTTTTAGTGTTATAAAAAAGGGGTAGATATAAATTTAATTAAAAACAGGAAGCTCTTAAACTCCCGATTAGGTTTGGTTGGCAAGTTGCCTTCATCTACCCCTTATATTGTTAAAATGGTAAGTCGTCTGCTTCTTGTGCTTTATCAGATGTAACTTCTTTTGGTGGCTCATATGTGTTTTCATAAGCATAATGAGTAGCTCCTTTTTCTGATGGCTCTCTTCTTTCTGCTATAGTAATATTTAACCAACCTCTCTTTGCAATCTTTTGCAAGTCTTCTAATTTAAAACTTGCATTGAACAAGTCCCCATATTGTGTAGTAACTTTTTTTATACTACTTGCTACATAATTTTTTTCAGCCATAATTTATTTATTTATTTAATTTAATTTTCTATAATCTTTTAAAATATATTTTGTCATATCATTATTTATAGAAACATCTTTTGTGTTTCTATAAGAAGGCATTAAAGAAACTAGTGTGTCATTAAGCTCTTGTTTACCACTATATGCAAAATAGTTATTCATTTCAATTATATTTTTTTTTATGTTTTTTTTTTCTTCTATTAGTTCTGTAAAACAATTAACAGCATTTCTTGCTTCTTCTGTCATAAGTTGCTACTCATTATGAGTAACTAAAGATTCTATACCTGTAAAGTTTTCTTCTCCCTCTACTATAATAGAATTTGTTTCTAAATCAACTTCTATTATATCTATAATATCTTTAACTTCTATATTTAAAAAGTTTGCAAATCTTTGCATTTGATAATACCTCATATAATATGGGTTCTCTACATACTTCTCTATAGTAGAGCCTTTTATATTTAATATTCTACCAAATTTTTGCTTAGATATTCCTCTGATTCTAAGTATAGCTTCTAGTTCATTTCTTGAACTCCTAACTTTTTCATAATTATTATTCATATATTTTTATTTTATTTATTTAAACATTCCATTATTAGCAAACTGTTTGTATTGGTCTTTTGGGTCTGAATAAACTTCATTTTCTTTTAGATGTTTTATTATTTCATCTGCTTCTAATTCTGTAAATCCTTTTTCAAAAATTTTATAAGATATTTCTTCTTTACTTGTGTTAGACAAAGAAGTTCGGTGTACGAGGCTGTCAATGTAGTCTATTTGCCAATATTCAGCATCTTTAGGTTTGCCATCAAGAACCTCATCCATCCAATCGTTATTCATTATTCCACCTCCTGTCCTGTGTGTTCTAAACAATCACTACACAAATCAGTTCCTTCTAAAAGGATAGCTCCACAACATTCGCTTTCCATTAGTTTTCCATTTCATCTTCGCCCTTGATTCCTTCTGCATACAGTCCACAAATTTTTAGAACAGCTCTACTCATACCTCTTTTTTCTGCCATAGCTACAGGAAATTTCTTACCTCCTCCAATTAAATTGTCATCACTTGCCTCTCCAAAAGTCATTATATTTCTAACATCGTTCTCTCCTGTTCCCGTTTTCATACTAGCAGTAACCCTTACAACTACCCAAACTGTTATTTTTTTAGTTTCAGGGTCTTTTTCTCTTATCATTTTTATAGGCTCGTATGCTACTTGTATGTTTTGTTTAGCAACAATCTTATCAATTCCTTCCCTTTTGATAGTAGCAAAACCTCTAGGGTCTTTATAAACATCGCCTTTGACTAAGCCATTGTTTAAGAATAATCTTTTTAATTTTTCTTCTCTAGTTTCTTTTACCATAATTGCTTCTTGTACATTTACTTTTTTCACTTTATTATTGTTTTGATTAATACTCGATTGTAATTGTTCTTGTTCTTGATAATACAGTTCTTGGTTATAAGCCTGTTCTAACTCATCTTGTTGCTCTCTTATGCTCATAAATTCTTCTTTCATTCTTCCCATAATTGTGTTTTTTTTTAGTTAATAGTTAATTTATTGCTAATTTTTATTCATTTTTATTTTATCCAAATGGAATACTAGCCATTTTATTTCTGTACTCGTCATCTATCATTTCGTCTCTATCCATTTTTGCTAAACTGTTATAATCATAATTCATAATAGGGTCATCAAATTCTTGATTACAAGAAACACAAACATAAAAGTTAAATCTATCTTCATCTCCGCACTCATCATAATCTGCTCCGCAGCACCTACTTACTTGATATCCCATAATTATTTATTTAAATTAATATTACTGCAAATTTACAATAATTTATGAAGTTGCCAAATAATTTAGAAGAATTTTGTAAAAAAAAAGGATTTAACCTAGTATTTATCTTTAACTTTATATTTAACTTTATCTTTATCTTTATATATTAAGGGTATTAAATACCCTAAGCAAAGAGTTAGTTAAGGGTTTAAAAATAGTGAGTTAGTCTTGCTACTTGACCGCTTTTTTTATCGTGTATAAATGCTTCGCAAGCTTTTGGTGCGCCTTTAAATCCTTTTCTTGAGTGCCAACTATCAGCAGAAGAGGGGCTACGCATATATTCTACAGTAACGCCAATATAATCTTTAGCGTCAAGCCATTTGTGTTTTACTTTGTGATGAATATGATGTAAATAAAAGTATCTATATTTAGTTTTAGCCCACATTGCAGGTTGTTCTTGAGCCATTAATAATGGTAAGTTATCCATTTTAGCTCCGTCTCCGTGTTCTAATCCTATAAAGTTTTCGCCATAAACATAATATTTTCTATGAGCCACACTTATATCAAACCTAACATCATCAGCTTTTCTAAACCAACTTTTTAAAGTATGTGCTAAATGAAAACCGCTTTGATAGTCGTGATTACTCATACTATGAACTACATCTACAGAAGCTATTTCTCTTAACATCTCTACGCATTTAACATATAGCATTAAAGCTATTTCGTAATGCTCCCACCACTTACCATCAGTATCTTGATGTGTGCCTTTAGTTGTTTGTCCATATACATTGTCAATATGTAATATATCGTTTCCAATACAAAATAATACTTTATCTATGTTAAATCCTTTAGACTTTGCTATTAAGCCTTCTACGCCCTCTAAAACCCTATCTACAGCAGTTTCACAATCATAAGATTCTCCTGTTTCTATTTCACTAGCATACTTACCAATATGAATGTCTGCGGGATTTACAACTAAAAGATGATTTCCTTTAGTTCTTTTTATTGTAGTATAAGTAGGAGAATATTCTTCTATGTAGTTATTTATTTTTTTAAAGATTTGATTTTCGTCCAAACCATAATCTTCCTTGGTAACGATAGAGAAACGTAATTCTCCACTCATACTTTGCCAATGCTTTACAGATACAACATCTTTTTTTTCTATACCCCTATCTTTAAGATGTATTTCTAATGCAGTATTTCCATTTATATTATCTAAATCGTTGCCTCTGAACTCGTTAATCACTTCAACTTCTTCAGCAGAAAGTCTCATTCTCTTTCCTTTTAAGTCTTCTGACATATTATATTATATTGGTTTGTGTAAAAATATAATAAAAAAAACTTAATAAAAAGAAAGAGTGAGAAGTTATTAACCCCTCACTCTTAATTACTATAACTAAAACACTATTGAAAACACTCAATAGAGCAAAGTTAATTATTTTTATTTAATGTGCAAATTATTTCTTAACTTTCGTATCAGCAATTCCTTGTCCTAAAACAAGTGCAGCAATACTCATTAAAATATTATTTACTTCTTCAGGATTTAACCCAAAAGTATCGCTTAAAAATGTTGTAATAATACCAACTACTGTGTACCAAAACTTTTTACTTTTAAGCATTGTACCTAATAAAAACTTCTCTAAAAATTTGTTCATTTTATCTATTTTTAATTACTAATTCAATTTTTCTATCTAATTTCTCTTTAAATATTTTATCCATTAAAAGAGAATGGGCTGTTTTGCTTTGATAGATTACGTTATCTCCCTTCATCATTCCTGTCAAAATACAACCTCTGCTATCTTTAGCTGTGTTACCCCTATGAAACAATATATAGCTTCTATTAGGCACATCTTCTAATATCAAATGGTCGTAGTTTCTGCTTGCACTATCTTTTGCTAATCTAACTTTGCAATCATACACGCCTCTTGGGACGCAAGATATGCTTTTTTGGTTGTTATTCCACGCAAGTTCTAAAGTATATGAAACAAATTCTCCATTAAGATATAACTTACCAATAACAGATTCATCAGTATAAGTTTCTCTTACTATAAGAAGATTGCAACTATTCACTATATACTGCGTAAATTTTTACTCCTTTTATTTCTCTAATTAACTTTTTGTTGTTTTTTATTTCAACAACTTTTCCAAGATATTTTGGATTAGTAGAGTTAAGTTTTCTTTTTTTAGCCATTACGCTGTAACACACATAAATTCTACATCACAAGCTGCTGCATTTGCAGTACCTAAAATAGAAGTAATATCTTCAAATGAACCAAAAGTAGAGCTATCAGCAATAGCGTCTATTTCATTGTTCATTAACAACAAAGACTCTCCTGCAGCTAATTTAATCCAAAAACTATCATCGCCATTATATAGTCTAAGGCTAACAAAATTAGTATCATCTAAATTGGTTACTCTAAAATAAACATAATTTGACGCTACACCTGTACCTGCACTATCTACCGAACCAAAATTAAATAAAGTTCTTTCGGTTGTTGTTGAAACACTCATTATTCTTTGGTCTACCTGACCTTTTGATGAAAATATTTTGTTTACTGTATTTCCGTAAACTACACTGTTTAGAGTATATGATTCTGTAATTGTTACTGTTAAGTCTGCTGCTGTTACTGTACTTGCCATATTATTTTTTTGTTTTTGTAAATTTATAAATTGAGAAAGCTATTGCTATTAAAAGAGAAACAGTTGTAAGAACTTCGTTAATGTGTGCTAATGAAATTCCTATTGCTCCTGCATTTGCTATCCCTACTTGTACCGTATCTTCAATTGTATCTCTCATTTCTGTTTTCATTTTAATTGTCGTAACCGACCTCTATTCCTAATTTAAAAAAAGCTGTTGCTGCCGTTGATGTTTTGACCATTGCAAATAATAAATCCCCTCTTGTCAAAGTAGTTTCAGGCGCTAAATCAGCAGTTTTAATAACCTTGTCTAAGCTTGATAAACCCGTATATGTAATTTCATTTAAAAGTATAGGGGTTATTGCGTCAGGTGCAGAAGTGTCAGACAAACTTAATTTACATATTGCAACAGAAACTACAGCTCCTGTAGTGCAATTCCCTGACAAAAATATTTTTTTTACAGTACAAGTATTTGTCATAGTTAAAGAACTAACTTTAAAAAAATCTCCACCATCTATTGTTTGATTGCCTATTGTAGATGCACCAAAAGCTTGATTGTATTCATTTGGAGATTGACCATCAGTCATATTAGCTCCATAATAATAATTAGCATTAGACGAAGTAACATAACCTTGTATGTTATAATTGTCTATTTTTAAAACACTTTTTTCTATCCACTCTAAACTGCCATCAGTTCCTGTTGTAGAAGAGCCTACACTTTTACTACAAACGGTATCATTATTAGCAGTTTCAAACCCTTTTGGATTATGTCTGTTAACATCAGTTAAATTTTTATGTTCGTTTGCTGCCATAATTTATTTATTTTTAACATTCAGTACAACCACAATTACATTCATTTCCATTAACATATGAAGTTCCGCAACTCATACAGCCTTCTATTCCATTATAGCCATATATACTGTCATAAAATATCATTCCGTGATTTTTATATGTATTGCTTAAACTTTTAGGCTTGTTAGAATTAAACGTAGGGTATAGACCCGCTTGGTCTGCTCCTTTTAAAAAATCCATCATATCATTAGCAAATATCTCTGCCTTTCTATATGTGTCTTGCTTAAAAGTATTATAATCGTTAGGAGTTATAATTCTTGAAAACTCATCTACATTGTGAACTACGCCACTAGAAGTGATATTGCTCATAATATCGTTTACAACCTCAAATCTAACATACCAACAAAGAGTATCTTCAAGATAATAAGTCATAAAAGTTTGATTAGCAGCAGTTAAAGTTCCGTTATCGTGTTGTAATTTTAATTCTGCATAAAATTTTTCTCCAAGCAATGGTCTTAAATGAGCAAGCTCTGAAAGAACAATAGTATTTTCAGAAACTAAAACAGGGTCTGTATTTTTATTAGTAAATGTTTTTTCAATTACTTCTCCTGCTGAAACTAATGTAGTATATTGTTTAGTATTTCCCATTTTATTGCTTTACTGTTATTTCTTTTGACTCATCTATTTTACCATCTCCGTCTTCATCTTTTTCAACAACTATAACTTCTCTATCTGCAACAAACATATCGCCATCTTCTAGCATAGGCAAATCTTCATCTATTAACATTCTTTGCTCGTTAATAGTTAGTACCTCTCTGATGTCTACATCATTTGCGTAAGATATTGGCGGCTCATAATGAATTTTTAAATCTTTAGGGTCATACCCCATTTCATTATAAAGTACCGTTCTAATTCCATTTAAAATAAGTTCTGATGTATCTCTAATTACAGTAGTCATTACAAGGTCATAAGCTATTCTAATTTCACTACCTGTGTTATTCATTTTACCCGAGCTAACAATACCTGAAAGAGACGGTTGCCATCTGTTAGCCGTAATGATGTTTTGGTCTGTAATTTGTTGTAAATCTATCCAACTACCTTCTTGGTCGTCTTTTATAATCTGAACATTAGCAGGAGATGTATCTCCATTTTTTACTATAAATAATATTTTACCATTATTTCCTTCTCCTACAAATTTCTTTTGTGCTTCTTTAACCATTTTTTGAGCTTCTTCTTCGCCCATATCTCCATTTATTTCTACAATGGCTGAAGGTTGAAAGCCATTTAAAAACTTAGTATGATTCCATTTACCAATTTCGTAATCTACAGCAATATGTTCTAATGCAGCAACGTAATCAGGTAAGCCATAAAAATTAAATGTAGGCTCATAATCTTTAAAATGTATAACAAATTTATTGTGAGCAACTCTAGGATATATAGGAAGCCTATACATTTTGTCTTCATTGTTCCAATACTTACACCAATCAGAATTTACATAAACTTCTTTCTTGCTTTTAGACATTCGTACTGTTGTAGCGTCTAAATGATATAAGTTTACACCACCATCATATTTTACACACTCCATGTAAGCATTACCAAACGTATAATAATCGTCTGCTAATTTTTTAAATATATCTCTTAATGATTCTTGGTCTGCATTTACATCTTCTATAAACTCTCTTAAAGAATCGTTAGAACAAACAAATTTTGCCCCACTTGTAAATACAGTTTTTTGCGCTAAAACGCTTCTATGCGTTGAAGATTTTCTTTTTAATTCTGCTAAATATTGAGGAAATAAATTATCAGTACCAAATGGAACCCATTTAGTAGAGATATTATTTAAGTTTTTTGGTTCAGTAATATTTGGTGGAATAGCTAAATCAAAAACTCCAAACTCAAATGTATTACTTTTTTTAGTCGTCTTTCTTAATTGACTTTGTTTTTTTTGCGCTGCTTTCTTCATTAGACGATATTTTAGTAATTATAGACTTCATTTCTCTTTCTTCATAGAGATAAGACAAAACTTCTTGAGTTGCTTCACTCCACAAAACTTTACCAAAATTTCCTACTTCAGAGCTTAATTCTTCGTATTCTTTTTTTATTTTATATTTTGCCATAATAGTATATATTTTTAAATGTGAAGGTAAAGATAATATATTTATTTTATCACAATCACACATAATTAAAAAGATATTAGCAGGGAGTCTTTAATAACTCCCTGCTTTATCTAAATTACTTGTTTAAATTAAAGTTGCTGATAAACCATCAGCAGCTACTGTTATAGCACCACTATACTCATAAGGCAGCTCATATTGAACTGCTGTTAAAGTAACAGTAATACCATTTTCATCTTGGTAAGCCGCACCTGTTCCACCTTCCATTGCTGTAAGGTTAGCTGTAGTTTGGTTTCTTTTCCAAAAAGTTGCTCCTGCCGCCGTATTTTGATATAAATAAGTAAAGCCTACTACAAGCATTTTACCACTATTCATTTGGACTACAGCAACAGGACACCCTGTTGATAGAGTAGTTAAAGCAGTCATACGAGCTGCATCAATGTTAGGAACATGAAAACTTAAACCACACTCATAAGAGGTAGTGCCGTTTTCTTTTGTAGCATTAATTGCTAAAGCTGCAGTTTGGTCTTTAAACTCAAACCTTGCCCAAGCACTTGATACTAAACTTGTTATAGTATGATTATTTGATGTTGCGGGTAAAATTGCAGATACATTTGCAATGTCAGATATAACTATTTGTTTTATCCCACCTACCGCTTGTAAATCAGCACAGTCTACTATTAATCCTGAATCTATTGCCATTTTGTTTTATTTTTAAAGTTAATAATTATACTAAACAAGCTCCATTTACTAGAGAGTTAAATCCATATTGATAACCCATTGTAAAGTTAGAACGGATATACATATTGTCAGAAACTTCATCATAAAACATTTTTAGCTGTGTATCAGGGTCAGTTACATTAGAGCCAATAATTAAATTGTCTTTAGCAGCATAGATACAACCTTGAGTTGCTTGAATTCCTGCTGTAGCACAAGTAAATAGTGCAGGTAAATCAGCGCCTGTTAAAGCTGTTAAAGCTACGTCCCACTCATACATAGGTACTAATTCAACACCTCTAAAACTTAATCTTGCATAATTAACACCTGATTGAGCTTCTGAATGTCCATAGTCAACTGCACCCGCTACTGCAACTGCTGTTAAAGCACCATAGTAAGCGTTATAGATGTTTGGAGTTACAAACATTCTTTTTTCTGATGCAGGAATTTGTTGTAATTCTGCTGAAGCACCATCAAATACATTAGTTAAAAGAGTAACTGCATCTGAAGAAGATATAACAGCACCAACTGCAATTAAGTTTGCTGCTGCTGTAGTAGCTGCAGTAACCTCATTCATTTGTGTTCCATTAATTGCTCCACCTGCTGACATAGTTTTCCATAATCCATCTGCCCAAGTGTAAGTACAATCAGCTACTGCTGCAGCAGTATTTCCTGCCCACATATTTCTTACAACATCTGATTGGATTCCGTGTCTTACTCTGTTAATAATTACATCTGCTAACTGAGTTCCTGTTAAGTCAGGCATATTTAATCCATTCTTATAAGACTCAACAATAAATTGGTCTTTAAACTCGTCCCAACATTGTTGTTGTTTAACCGATACATTAGATACTGTAATTACTTTTGGTGCTACAGTAAATCCTGCAGGGTCGCAAGTATTTGTTGCTGAACAACCTGTGTTTAATGCAGTTATACCTGATAATTTAGGTGCTAACATTAAATTTTGTTTATATTTTACATTAGGGTAAACTGTGTAATTTCTCATAATATCATCAGAACGAAACATTGGTTCTAATAAAATTTTTGAAGCATAAGTACCTTGGTAAGTTGCTCCTAAGCCGTCTAAAGCTATATCTCCTACTGCCATTTTTTTTTATTTTTTAATTTATAATTATTTTAATTTATTTGCTAATGCAGAGAAAAATTTATTTTCTTTGCTTTCTACTTTGTTTTCTATTACTGCAGGGTCTCCGTCAGTAGAAATTTCTGTACCCTTTGCATCAGCTTTACTTAATAAAGCATTTAGTCTTTCTACTTCTTGAGTAAGAGTTTCTTTTTCTCCACCCAATTCAGCAACAAAACTATCAAGCTCAGTAACTTTAGCTTCAAATGCAGAAAGTTTCTCAGAAACTTCTTTGTCATCAGCCATCATTACCTCTACCTCTTTAACGTCAGCAGTTTCAGACTCATTACTATTTTTTACTTTAGCAATGATTTCGTCAACTTTAGCGTTAAACCAACTTTTCAATTCTTCAGTCATTTTTTTACTTTTTAAATTAACACTTAGTTTATTTTGAATTTCCTTGTCTGTTATATTTTTAAACTTAGAAACGTCATATTTAGCCGCTACTTTTATAGCGTCAGAGATAGAGTCAATAAATCCTAAATTAAAAGCTTCATCAGCACTTAACCAAGTTTCTTCGTCCATCATTTCTTGTACCTTATTATAAGGTAATCTTGTTTTTTTTATGTAAATATCAGCAATTTCTCCACTAATTTTTTCTAATAGAGCTGCAGTCTTTCTCATTTCACTAGCTTCTCCCATTGCACCACCCCAAGCATTGTGTATCATAAACAAAGAGTTTTCAGCCATTATAACCTCATCTCCTGCTAGTGCAATTACACTTCCCATGCTTGCAGCTATTCCTTCTATGTATATTGTAGTTTTTGCTGTTCTTTTTCGTAGAACATTATAGATAGCCATTCCCTCAAATACATCGCCTCCTACACAATTTATATGAAGGTTCATTGGAACATCTTTAAAGGCTTTTATTTCTTCAATAAATCCTTGAGCCGTTACTCCATATGCGCCTATTTCATCAAATATATATATGTCAGCAATCTTGTTAGAAGACTCTGCCTTAATGTTAAACCAATTTTTATTCATAAACACAAAATTATTTTTATGTTATGACAAAGTTACGCAGTTTCAGGAATAAATTTAGATGAGTATGTTTTTAGTAACAACCTCTTTGTTTCTTTCTTTGTAAACAATGCTTTGAGCTTGTCTTTCAGAAATGTCATATTTTATAGACAAATCCATAAAAGTATAAGTTCTGTTGCCTTCGTTTTTTCTTAACATACAATCAAAATCATATATAATCATATAATTTCTTAAGCGTTTTGGCTCAACTATTCCTTTTTCTATAAGATGTCTTAAAATATCTTTTACAGTAGGGTCGTGCCATCTTTTTAAAATTTCAACTTCGGCAATATCTATATATTCTAAAACAACATCTACTTTATTTTGTCTTGACGCCATATTAGTTGTTAGACTTCCAAATGTTATTTACGTTATTCCAAAATTTAGTTACAGCTTTTCTGCAACCTATACAGCCTAGTTGTTGTTTTATGTGAGGAAAATGTCTGTGCCATTCATTAAATAAAATTTGTAAGCCATTGGAACTATATTTACCATTTTGTTCTATTGAAATATTATTTTGCTTTATTGCTTCAATAATTTTTACTTTGTTTTCTTCAGTAACTTTATCAGCTATTATTTGTATTGTCATTCTTCCCATTTATTTAAAGGGCAAACACCTAAATACTCTTTAGACAAAGTAGCTTTCGCATCTATAAAGCAAGTACACTTACCACATCTTGCTCCTTTACTCCATCTAGGAAATCTAAGCATTGCAAAGTTTCTATAAAAATCGCATTTTTTACAGGTATCTAACCTATCTTGTTTTACTTTTTTACTAACAAACATATGTTTATATTTTTAAAATGTGGCTTCCGCCTCTATTAAATTTACAGTATTTTGACTGTTTGTTATGTCAGCCTCAACCACTACTACTTTACTATTTTGATTTACAGCACCCATCATATTTTGTTGACCTATTGCACTAAATTGTGATTGAGCAAAAGAAGGCATATTCATTAATCCACCATCAGCAAACTTAACTCCACCTCCTGCTGCGTTCATAGCTGATAATTGACCTTTAAACATAGCTGTACTTCGTTTATTAATTACAGCCTCTCCACCTTCTAACTCTGCAACTCTGCCTCCTACCGCAAACTTCTCTCCACCTTGTGCGTGTGATTTACCAACCACCATGCCTCCATTAGCAAACTTTTCTATCATACCTCCTTTGGCAAATTTTTGTGATGCAATTACTGCAATCTGTGCTGCTGTCATAGCGGCAATAAAAGGAGAAAAAGAAAACACTAAAGGAAAACCTACATTAGCTGCAGTTTTAGTCATAGCTAAAGCGCCATTTACTATAGCTTGCGCAATATCCATTCTTTTTTTTCTTTCAAAAGCTTTCTTTTGAACTTGTAATAATTGAGCTTCATATTGTTCTTGAGTTATTACTCCAGACTCTTTTCTTTCTTCTAACTCTTTAGCTTCTCTTTCGGCTCTTTTTTGTGCATTATTACCAATAATAGAAAAAATACTATCAGAAAAAGCTTTAAACATTTCAAGACGTTGCTTTGCTTTTTCTTCTTGTAAAGAAAAATATTTCTCACTAAGTTCTAATTGATTTTTTTCTAACAATTCTTGCTGCTCTAATTGTTTTTTTGTCGCTTCATCTTCGCCCATAGGCAAATACTTATCAGATAATTTTCTTGCTTTTTCTTCTTCTATTCCAAGATTTTGTAAAACTCTTATTTTATCTTCAATTTGTTTAATTTCAATATTTTTATCTTTTTGGTCTTGCTTTGAAGCTGCAGGTCTTTCTCTAATTAGTTTTAATTCTTGCTCTAATTGATATAATAAATCTGATTCTAAAGCTTTTTGTTGGTCAATAGATTTTTTTCTATCTCCTTGATATTTTTTTTCTAGTCTAATTCCTTCTAATAATCTGTCTTGTAATTTTTTTTCTTGATTTATTGTGTTTTGATTTGCATAAAATCTTTTATTGCTAGTCTTAATCTCATCTTCAGCTTTTTCTTTTCTAAGCTTACTTCTTATTAACTCATCTTGATAAGCTTTTATGTTTAAATCAGAAACTAATTTAGTGTCTGCTATCTCTCTGCTTAATAATTCGTTTATTTTACTTTTTTCTTTTGATAGTTTTTTTGTAGATTCAGTTAAATCGTCAGTAGCCTCTGTATTATCTAATAAATTCATAAGAACATCTCCTAACAAAACCACAAAAACTCCTAATCCTGTTCTAGCTATTGCGCCTCTTAAAGTTTTCATACTAACAATAAGTCTTTTTGTTGCAAAATCTGCCTTGCCTGTAGCTAAAGCAAGAGCCAAGGTTGCTAAACTTTGTATTTTAGTTGCTACTGTAGTAAGTTTTAAAGCCGCCAAACCCACAAGAAAACCTTTTGTAAGAAGCGAAACAAGACTTATTAATCTTGTAATCGTTTTACTATTTTCAGATAAAAAATTACCAAATTTTGCTAGTGTTTCAGTAGTTTTTTGTAATCCCTCATTAAAATCTTTCATTATAGCAATTGCAAGACCTTCAGTTGCAGATTTTAACCTTAAAAAAGAACCTTGTAAAGTGTCTCCAACGATTGCAGCCATTCTAGCTGCTTCGCCTCCTGATTCTTTTAAACTATTTCTATAATCTTTTAATATATCTACATTAGCTAACATAAGTTCAAAAGCTGCAGCTTGTCTTAAATCTACAACCCCCAAAACATCAGCCATGCTACCACCTTCCTTGCTAAAGTTTCTCATAGCAGGAATAAGCTCATCTAAAGAATGTATGGTCATACCAAATGATTTAGATAAATCAGAAGAAGGGTCTTGCATTTTTAGCAAAATATTTCTTAAAGATGTACCCGCAATAGAAGCTTCAATACCTGCGTCAGATAATTTTGCCATTATTGTTGTAGTATCTTCTATAGAAAACCCTGCCGCTTTAGCAATAGGAGCAACCTTTGTCATAGATGTTTGAAACTTTTCTATATCAAGAGCAGAAGTAGAAAAAGCTACAGCCATAACATCTACAACTCTTTGTGTTTCGCTTGCATCTAAACCAAAACCTCTAATAGCAGAAGCGGCTACTGTAGCGCTTCTAGCTAAATCACTACCTGTTGCAGTTGCTAAATCAAGAGTAGCTTTTTGTGCCTGCATTATTTCGTCTGCACTAAACCCTAATTTAGAAAAGTTTAATTGTAATTGTCCAACTTGTTCAGCGGTAAAGAAAGTTGTTCTACCTAATTCTTCTGCTGAAGCTGTTAAAGCAGCAAATTCTTTTTCTGTAGCTCCTGAAATAGCATTTACTTTAGCCATAACAAATTCAAACTCAGTAAAAGTACCTACAATAGAAGAAACAACCCTACTAACAGTTCTAAAAGCAGTAACAATAATACCAATAGCAGCAGCACCTTTTACAAATTGTTTAGCCATTGAGTTGCTAGATTTTGTAACTTTTTTGGTAGCACTATTAGTACCTGCCATATTTTTATTTAAATCTCTTAACTCTTTTGAAGTTTTTCTAATTGCTATAGCTCTTTCTTTATAAGCTTTTGCATTTTTTTTAGACTGAAATTGACCTGTTTTAGAACTTGCTTCTTGTTGTTTTTGTTCTTTTCTTAATTCTTTTAGTTCTTGTTTTAAATCAGCAATTTTTTTAATATTTTTGATTTCTACTTCTATTGCTATTTTTTTTGTCATATTTTTATATTTTAACCTCTATTGCACTATTAGATAACCCTGAAGCAATATCTGCTTCTATAGTTTTTATTATGTCATTTTCAATATTACTAATAACATCAGACTCATTAACTGAAGCAAAAGCAAAATCTATAAATTTTAATCTTCTAGGGGCAACTAATAGTCCTCCATCAGTTGGATATCTACCTTGTAATTCATTAGCAACATTTAAACTAAATCTATTTAAAGCATCTGAATCTCCGACATCTATACCTTTTTGTATAGCCCATTTTTCTATTTGAGCAGGAGTAACATTAACACCCATAGTAGCGCCATCATTAACAGTCCACATATAAGAAGAACTAGAAACTATTTCTAAATATACATTACCTGAAATTTCACTTATTTTAGACTTAAAAGAATCTCGTAAACTAGCAGTGGCTACATGCCTTTGAAATGTTAATTCTTTCTGCAAAGCTACTATATATCTATTGCCTAAAGACTTTAAACCTTTAATTATTTTTTTTGATATGTTCATTATTCGTCGTCAGGTATTATGTTGTTTACGCTTCTCCTTAAAACTTCATGCGAGTTTCCATATACGTCTTCTGCAGTTATAGGAATTAAAAACTCATCAGTTCCTATTGTAATTGTCATATATACAGTTAGCCCGCTTACATTTGCTACTCCGCCGTTACTTATTTGATTGTTTTGTTCTGCCATTATAAAGTTGTGTAAATTGATGTAGAATTATTCCAACTACCATCACTAGAATTTAAAACAGGCACATCAGGAACAAACCCTGCATATTCTACCCATTTAACAAGCTCTACTTTAGTTGCTTCGTTATTAAGAGGAGAAAAATTATTTATTTTATTAATTCTCCAATAAGCACCATCAATATATATTAATCTTCTTAAATCTAAATTAATAATATCTTTTGTTTTAAGATTTATAAAAATATTTCTTACTCTTGGATTTTCTTTAATCATACTAACCATTGACTTATAGTATGTATCGTAAAGACCTGTGCCTACACTATAAGCGCTATATGAATTTTGTGCATCATCATAGTCTCTAACCCAAACATTACCGTAAGACAATACAGGAGATAAGGTATCATCTCTATTTATAGATGTTGCTTGAGGAAAAGAAGTAGATATAACACCTGAAGCATTTTGGTCTGCAAAAATACCTGTCGTATCAGTTTCCCAAGTTTGTACTACAGCAAATTTTTGACATACAGCTTGAGGATTAGAAGATAAATCAGGGCTATATTTTTTCCAATATAATAATCTTGGTAGAAAATCATTTCCTTTGCTTGGACGAGCTAAATCATTAGGAGATATAAAGCCTCCATTTTGTAATTCTTCCCATAAACAAGCAATATAAGGTGGGGCGCTAGAACTGCTTGTAATGTCTTTGTCTCCTGCATTAAAAGTTCCTGCAAAAAAAGGATTTTCAAAAGTAGTAGTTCCTTTTTCAAAAGTATTAGGCAAAGTTTCCCAATAAGGATATTCGTCTTCTATTTCTTTGAAATAACTAACCCCTCTTTGATTTACCTTATAATCTTTATTGTCAGATTTGTATTTAAAAACTATATCTCTGCTTAAAGAAGATTTAATCCAATTATCTGTATATTCTTTACTTCTGTCTACTTTATAAGTCCAATCATCAGAATCTGCTAAAGGCTTATAAAAACTATCAAAAGGCTCAATAAATATTGTCCTGCTATCTTCATTAGTTGTAAATTGTAAATTAAAAGAATGAGCAACGCCTTTTATAAAATCTATTTGTTTATACTCTTCATTAATAACTTCTTTTATGTCATACGTTTGACCGTAAGCAACAAATTCAGGTTGAAGTTTTATATCATACCTTCCGTTAGTTATGTTGTCTGTAGGACTATTGACTGTAATTTCTTGAGAGCCATATAAATCAACATCAAAAGAAGAAGAAAAAGAGCTTGCTGATTTTCTAGAAGTAGTATATTTTACTCTTAGTTGTGTTCTTACAATATCTCCTTTATTTAAAAAATATCTAGTTTCGTCATTAATATTATTAGCAAAATAATACCTACCTGTATGCGTTGTTGTATCACTTTCTAACATTTCAACAGATGGAGTGTTGTCTGTTTGAGCTAATATTCTAAAATGATTTTCTCCAACAGTTTTAACTAAAATTCTTAAATTAGTTTGTATTATTTCTATTTTGCTAGCATTTGTAAACACAGGGTTTTTATATATAAAACCTATTCTTAATAAATTAATATTATAAAATCCAAATTCAGGTATAGTATAAACTCCACCTGAAGTAAAACTAGATGTGTTTAAAGTAGGAAGAAAAGTTTCTCCCTGACCTACATTAAATAAAAATCCTTGGTTTTTTGTTACTGTATCAGTTTGTGAAAAATTAAAAGTTTTTATTAATCCTCCTGTATTAGTGCTATCGTCTTTAGTTTTCCTAAAAGTACCCTCTAAAGAGTTTGAATCATATCTTTGAGAGGCATTATTATATTTAAAATTTGGCAAAGCAAACAATAATCTTTTAAACATATCACTTTCAACAAAAACTGAAGAAACCACATACCCTGCTTGAGTAAAAATTTCTTTAAAAACATCATAAACCCATAAACAAGGTCTCCAATCTACCACAGGTTCAGGAGTGTCATATCTATTTGCATTTGTAACTGAACCTACATAACCTACAGAGGAAGCAGTTGTTCCTGCTTGACCTGCATCAAAAGCTGTTTTTAAAAGCTGTATTGTTTTTATTATTCCTGTAGGGTTAAAGTCTCCATAAGAAGTTATAGGGTAAACAACAGGACTTGTGCCTGTAGCATTATCTTGAGAAA